AACCGTTATTGTATGGCTGTTGTGTCGGGCATTCCGGCCGTCGAAAGACTGATATTTGACGATAGACCGGTTGAACACAATTTGAGTTGGGCCGACCCAGAGAAGGGCTTATGCGAAAGCATGGGCTCTTTCTTTTCGGCGCGAAAAATACAGCTTCCTTTATGGAGGTAAGAGGGCTTACATTGAAAGGAGAAATTACTATGATGAAAGCTATTAAGAACTTTATGAACAAACCTATTACTTATGGGGCTTATTTCAAATACTGCACCGTATGTGCAAGCATTAGCTTGGCATTGTGCGGATGGGCGTATTATCAGATGAGCAAACTGAACAATTGGGTTGATACAAAAGACGAAGAGAGCAATCTGGAAGAGGACGAAATCTGAAAGATCACGCCCTCTTCTCTTTTGCAGACTTCAGACGCGAAAAATTCATGTTCCCTTATGGAAGAGATAGCTCAAATGGTAGAGCGCCACTTCATTGTGGAGGTGTGGACTCGATCTCCACTCTCTTTTTTCATTTTTATTTTTGGAGGTTGAATATTATGGAGGACATTATGCTGATCCGGTCGAGTTTTCTGCGCCGCATCATCTCGCAGGTCATCAACAAGATACTGAAAAAGCAGTTGCCCGGCACAGAGGTGCAGTTGGGCGAGGTTCAGGTGAACTGGAGCGAAAAAGAGCAGAAGTTGAAGATCCATCTGGTGGTGGATGCAGAGATGACCAAGGCACAGCTGATGGATATTCTCAAGAAAGCTGATGTGATCTGACGCGAAAAATTCAGTGCACTTTATGAGATGGCTAGTCTCAGAATTATATTTTGGAGGTACGAAATTATGAAGACATTGGTGAAAGTTGCTTTGGGCGCAGTGGCGTTTTATGGCATTACCGAATTGTTCTGCGTTGACTCCGTTGCTATCATGTGGAGACAACTTATGATGCGCAATGAAGATTTGGCGGCAGATGCACTCGATAACGCTATGAAGGACCAGAGTCCGGATTGGGAACGGAAGCTGTATGAATTCCTGAGAACGAATCAGGCTGAAAAGTATTTGAAGCGCTAACCAAATCGAGAGCTTACGAGAAATCGTGGGCTCTTTTATTTTTCAAAATGGAGGTTGAACAATGAAACTGACGAAAACATGCGCGAAATTCTTGCGTAAACACGGCGGAACCATTCTGGCGGTGGCGGCATCTGTAGGCGTGGTGGCAACGGCCATTGAAACCGGGCGGGCAACCACGAAGGCACAGCACATACTTGAAGTTGACAAGGAGCTGACAAAGTTCAACGAAGACGAGTTCGGCGTGACAGAAGAGCCTCCGACAAAGAAACAAATTGTTCTGATGTGCTGGAAAGCTTACGTTCCGGCGGCAATTCTGGGCGGCGGCACCATTGCCTGCATCCTGGGCTCCAACGCGCTGAACAAAAAGCAAATCGCGAGCCTGACCGCGGCGTACATGGCACTGGGAAAGACCTATCAGACCTACCGGCAGAAGGTGATTGAGAACATCGGGCTGGAAAAAGAAGCAGAAATTCAGGAGCAGATCAGCGAAGAAAAGCTGCCTGAAGTTCGTGACAAGATGGCAGAGGAAAAACTGCTCTGCTACGAGCCTATCTCAAAAAGATATTTCCATGCCACAGAGGTGGAATTGACAGATGCGTTCTACCAAATGAACCGCGACTTTGCTCTGGATGGCGAGACATCCATGAACAGCCTTTATAATTACCTCGGACTGGATTATCTGCCGGAAGGGGACACAACTGGCTGGTCGGCGGATTATCTGGCAAATGAATGGGAATATTATTGGATCGACTTCCGGTATTACAAGCAGACAACAGACGACGGCCTTGAAGTCTACTACGTGGATGCCTTCCAGCCGCCCATCGAGAATTATATCAACTACGATCCCTATGCGGCTTACTGCGAGAAAAAAGGAGAATGAATATGAAGAACATTAACTGGTGGAAAGTTGCATCCGTGGCCATGATGGCTGCAAGCGCGATCCTGAGCTTTGGCCACGACCTGATCGAGGAGCAGCGCAGCGAAGAGGAAATGCAGGACATGGTGCGGGAGGAAGTTCAGCGCCAGCTTGCGGAAAAGAACCTGTAAACGCGAAAATTTCAGTCTCCATTATGGAAGAGATATCCAAACTGACAAACAAAGGAGATTGATATTTATGTACGATCACGACTATTATGCAAAGATGGACAAGGCAATGGTGCGCGTACTGAAGGCAGTTGCACGTTCAGTAGGATACGGCTTTACGGGGCTGTATCACTATCTGAAGAAGCAGCCGACCAGACTGTACGAGTATATCCGTTACCAGATCCAACTGGAACGCAATGATCAGCGTGAAACATATAGTGTTTTATTATTTTGAATACTTCACTTTTTATGTTATAATGTATTTGTGCAATGGGTGACGTGGAACCAGGTCAGAATCGGAAGATAGCAGCCTTAACATTAATCATTCATGTGCACTTTTTTTAAAGGAGAAAATCAATGAATGAGAGTTATCAACAAATTTTATATAAATTAGCTATGAAAGCTTATAAGAAGGGTGACATACCTGTTGCAGCAATTTTAGTTAAAGATAATAAGATAGTAGCAAAAGCTTATAATAAAAGGTTTAAAAATAATAGTTTACTAGGTCATGCTGAAATAATATGTATTTTAAAAGGTACAAAAAAGTTAAAATCATGGAGATTAACTGACTGTGATTTATATGTTACTTTGGAACCTTGTGCTATGTGTCGTGAAGTTATTAAGGAAGCTAGAGTTGAAAATGTTTATTATTTATGTGATAAGACAAAAAATGTGGTTAATAAAACGCATTTTATTAAGTTAAATAGCAGTACAAATGACCTGTATTCTAGGTTGTTAACAGATTTTTTTGATACTCTTAGAAAATAATTAAAATGTAGCGAACAAATGTAATTAATTGCTTGACTTATACACAAGTATGTGCTATATTATTAAGTAGTTTGGAGGCGATTAAATGGCATACACTGCTTTATATAGAAAATATAGACCATCTAATTTTGCAAGTGTGGTTGGACAGGAAGTTGTAGTAGATATTTTGAAGAATTCTATATTAAATAATAAGGTTAGCCACGCTTATTTATTTACTGGACCAAGGGGTACTGGTAAAACGAGTATAGCTAAGATTCTTGCTCATGCTGTAAATTGCCTTAATTTTAACGGCGATATATGTGGTGAGTGCGAAGTTTGTAAGAATTTAGAGATAAATGATAGTGATATTATAGAAATAGACGCTGCAAGTAATAATGGTGTTGATGAGATTAGAACTTTGAGGGATAATGTTAAATTGTTGCCAAGTTTTTGTAAGTATAAAATTTACATTATTGACGAAGTACATATGTTGTCTACAGGTGCTTTTAATGCGTTATTAAAGACACTAGAAGAACCACCTAGTCATGTCATTTTTATTCTAGCTACAACTGAACCT